AGTTATACGCTGAACGCGGCGTTGAGTGGATCGTTATTTGGAGGAATGCCCGACAACAAGATTACTGTATTTGCTGGCGAATCCAGCACCGGCAAAACTTTCTTCGTGCTTGGAATTCTGAAGTCGTGGATGGAACAGAATCCAAAGGGCGTTGTCGTTTATTTTGATACCGAATCGGCCGTCACGAATCAAATGCTTAATGATCGTGGCTTGGATATCACGCGTATTATCAAGGTGGAACCAGAAACGATTGAGCAGTTCCGTCAGTCCGCAGTGGCGATTCTGGATAACTACGAGGAAAGCAAAACTACCGATCCAATGATTATGGTGCTCGACTCACTCGGTAATCTGTCGTCCGTCAAAGAAGTGCAGGATGTACGTGATCAAAAAGATACACGAGACATGACCAAGGCGCAGTTGATTCGTGGCACCTTCCGTGTGCTACGGTTACGGCTGGCGAAACTCAGTGTGCCGATGATTGTGAGCAATCACGTCTATGCGGTTGTGGGTGCGTATGTGCCGACGAAAGCCATCAGTGGGGGATCAGGACTCATCTATGTGAGTGACTCGATTGCCATGCTGTCCAAGTCAAAAGACAAGGACAAAGACAAAAACATCATCGGGAGTATCATCACGGTGAAAATGTTCAAGTCACGATTAAGCCGAGAGAATACAGAAAGTGAGTGCCGTATCTCGTACGCGGGAGGCCTTGATAAGTATTATGGCTTGATTGACATGGGTATCGCCGCAGGATTGATTAAGAGCAGCGCGGGGCGGTTAACCTTTACGGACTCTGACAAAGCAGTGTTTCCGTCAAAAGTCGCCGAATCGCCAGAACAGTTTTTTACTGACGAGTTCCTCACACAATTAGACGAGAAGTTTGTGAAGCCGAATTTCAGTTATGGGAATATGATCACACTTGCGCAAACGTCTGATGAGGATGGGGAATGATTGAACCCCTGATTCTTGCTCACCTGATTCGTGATGAGGATTATACACGACGAGTTTTGCCGTTTCTGAAGAAGGAATATTTCACGACCACGGCGACTCAAACCCTGTATGAGATGACGCATCAATTTGCGATGGACTATAAAGTGTCCCCGACGATTGATGCACTCAAACTCTCATTGGAACAAGCGTCATTGGCCGGCAGTGCGTTTACCGACGCCTCCGAATTGCTAAAAGATGTCGCGGCGGTGACGCGTGTCGATAGTGGACGCCGGCAATGGCTTGTTGATCAGACGGAACAATTCTGCAAACAACGGGCGTTGTATCTCGCGGTGTCCGAATCTATCACATTAATTGATAAGGACTTTAGTTCTGCTGCGGCCGTGCCGGGATTGCTCAAGGATGCATTGTCTGTAGGGTTTCGTACCCATATCGGGCATGATTACTTTGAGGACATCGGCGCACGATATGACCTGTATCACCAGAAACAAGCTCGCATTCCATTTGACTTGGATCTTTTGAATAAAATTACCGGCGGTGGCATTACACCGAAAACGTTGAACGTTATTGTAGCAGGCACTAATGTCGGCAAGTCATTGTTTTTGTGTCATGTCGCAGCGTCCACCATTGCACAAGCAAAGAATGTGTTGTATATCACCCTAGAGATGGCCGAGGAACGCATTGCACAACGTATCGACGCAAATCTACTGGATGTCACAATGGACACGTTAGAAAGCATGCCACGAACGATGTATGAAACCGCATTCCAACGGTTACGAGCACATCAAACGTTTGGCAAACTCATTATCAAGGAATATCCTACTAGTGGTGGGAACGTGGGACATTTCCGCATTCTACTGGATGAACTGGCATTAAAGAAGCAGTTTGTGCCGGATTTGTTGATTGTAGATTACATCAATATCTGTTCGTCTGTGCGGTTTAAAGTTGGCGGACAAACAAACTCCTATACTTATGTTAAATCGATTGCAGAAGAGCTACGAGGACTCGCTGTAGAATATAATCTGCCGTGTCTCACTGCAACCCAGTTTAATCGAGAGGGATTTGACAACAGCGATCCGTCATTAACAAATACCAGCGAATCATTTGGGCTGCCACAAACCGCGGATTTGCAGTTGGCGTTGGTCACTAGCGAAGAGCTAGAACAGGACAGTCTATTGATGATTAAGCAGTTAAAAAATCGCTATGCGGATACCTCTAAGTATCGTCGCTTTACGATTAAGGTTGATCGCAGTAAAATGCGATTGTCCAACGACCAATACCAACAATATTTGTCTGACCCTATTCCAGCACCACAATCGGCATCACCATACCGGCCGCAGCCGGGTAATCGGAAATCGAGTGGTAACAACACCTTCAGAAAGCCACACCAAGGTGCGCCATAAGATTAAATTATAAATAGAGATGACGGGTATCATCACTCTCGTCTCATGGTATGCAGTAGTGGAAGACGGCTCTTCTATTCTACGGAGTATTACACATGAACCTTCAAATCCTAAATCAGGTCGTACAAGAACAGTTTGAAATAATCACACCTCTCATTAATGAGGTATTTGACCAAACAAAGCGTGGTATCGAATCCCATGGAAGTTCGGTAAATCTACGATCATTTATTAATCGTATTAATCAAGCACTAAAAGGCACACGCATTACAGTTGTTCGTGAACAAACAGAGCGGTTTGGATTGCCAGAAGATACGCAAGGGAAATATTATCCTGCAATTGGAGGATATTGCTTTGAACCCTCAAATCCAAATAATTTTGCTCGCATTAAGATCATTGTATGTGTTCACCCGAAAACTAATCGATTACCGCTACAGGTAGATGCGTGGGAGTTTTTTCGCTATCGGTTTTTAAAATGTATTTCGCATGAATTAGTGCATCGTGCACAATTTAAAAATGGACGACATATACAGAATGCGCTTATTTTCCGTCCACATTCAATGCCAAACCTTCCCAAAGCTGCGTTACAAGAACAAACGTATTTGGGGGACATGGATGAGGTAGAGGCGTATGCACGGGATTGTGTGGAAGAATGGTATTATATGTATCCACAGGTTCCGCTATCGTTGCGAGGCATTAAGTCGGAATTTCGTAATAATCGAAAGAGCTTACCCTCTATTGAATATTACCGCGAAGCTTTCTTTGGAGATGAAAATCACCCGTCCGTTCAGCGATTTTTTCGTAAGATTAAAAAGTGGAATGAATTAGTTTGTCCAATATCACTGAGTTTACCCCGACCTCCGCTGTATGTTCGCCGTAACAAAGGGAAAAATCGGGATGTGCGATTGGGCTAGGAGGCTTTCTAAATATTGGCATGCAATCCTTTAATGGATTTTCAGTCTCTGAGACAATTACAACAGAGCCACTTACAGGTTCGCCCGTGAAGTTATACGAGGCCACAGGAAACGTGTCGCATGTGTTTTGTGATATGGATGGGGTTGTGGCAGACTTTTATACTGGATTTTCCCAAGCCATGCGTGTGCCAATGTCCTCGGTGAATCGGATGTTGCAGCAACCCGATATTTGGGAACAGGTCGCACGAACGGCCCCTAATCTATTTTTTACGTTGCCAAAGTTGGGTGATGCATCAAAACTTGTGTCAAAGTTGGTTGATATGCGGGATGCGGGGCAAATTCGGCTGTCAATGCTCACCGCGATTCCAAATGAATGGGCAGCTGATCCGGCGATGCGCCGGCTCAGCACAAAAAATAAAAAAGACTGGATAACCAAACATTTTCCCGCTATTCCATCCTCGAATGTTTTGGTCGTTTTGCGAGCAGAAAAGAAAAAATACGCGGCCGCCCAACGCAGTCTCGGGCACCCTCCCGCAATTCTTATTGACGACTATATCAAAAATGTTCGAGAATGGGACGCCGCTGGTGGATGGGGCATTCATCATACCTCCGCCGTTAGTAGTCTTCGATTACTCACTAAATATACACAAGGCGTATGAGTAAACGTATCTACATCATCTTCGGTCGGTTTCAACCCCCCACGATTGGACATGAAGTATTGTTCAAAACGGCGGTGCGTCGGGCCCAAACCGAGCAGGCAAAGGTTGCACTCTTTGTCTCACAAACGCAGGATCGTAAAAACCCGTTGTCTTATTCGGATCGGGTTGCGGTGATTCAAAATAGCGTGCCAGGGTTGTTGATAGGCCCAAAGACTGCACGCACGCCAGCAGAAGCTTTAACATGGGCGTTTGGTAAAGGATACCGAGACCTTATATTACTGGTGGGTGACGACCGCACAGAGGGATTTAGCCGTATGGCAAAATCTTGGCAAAACGCGGAAGATCCCGAGAAAGAGACAACCGTGAAAGTTCAAGACCTACCACGCACTGGTGCGATGGATGCATCAAAGGTCAGCGGCACGGTCGCCCGTAAATATGCACAGCAAGGGAATCTCGATAAGTTTAAAGAAATTCTTATCTCCGGCGCAAAAAACAATCGCACTGCGCAACGGTTTATGGAGATTATACAAAATAAACTGGGAGCTATTGGAGAATCATTTATGGGCGACTCAACACCACGACAGTTTGACGAGTCCGTATATCAAATTATTACTGAAATCCTTGGCGAATATAACTATCTAGATTCGCCAATAAAGGTAAAGCCCCATGATAATCCGGGTGAAATCAATCCAGAGGATCGGGTGCCTGAGGATTCTCCAGACAACAAATCGGTTCTTGTAATGTATCCCAAGCGAAAGTTAAAATATGACATGAAAAAAAAGGCCTCGGAAGAAAAAAAGTCAATACCCTCACCCGTAGTAAAACCCTAAATATTATGCTATATAAATAAGGATAAGGAGAATACATTATGTCTGA